CCATCTTTTTTAGGTCGCTCATTCTTGTCTCCTTCTAGGTCAAAGTAGCTGCTGTCTTTGTCTCCCAAAGTTGTAAAGCTAATATGAAAATGAGAACGATGAGGATTGGGGCCTGAGTATTTACGCCGCTTCCAACCCAGTATCGGGCTCATAATCTTGCCATCGTAGATAATGTATTTGATGCGCTTATCGCCTTTCTTGGCGCACTTACGAATCTTATCAACCAACGCATAAGCTTCTTCCTTATGTGCCGATAGGTCAGAATCAATATCTATAGCTCTAACGATTCCATCGACTGGTATATGGTCAGAATTGCCTTTCGCAATGTGCCGAGCATCAGCAATCCAGCCGTCAGACTTCCTATCGCGATCAGGATAATCGTCATCGATTTGATTTCTTAGTTGAATTCCAGCAGCGCATAACTTAGCCAAGCAACAACCTTGCTTCTTCTTGAGTTATGCCCAACTTATCTAAAATCGCTTGGCGTTGCGCTTTAGCCGCTTCTAATGCAGGAGCGATTTCCGCATAGGCAGCTTCAGCTTCTGCTCTATCTTTTTCTAGTTGCTCTAACTCATCTGCATTAAATGGTCTTTCAATAACTTCATCACCATCAACAATTACTTTTTTTGCATTGTTCATTTTATAGACCCCAGAATCTGTAAGTTATATCATCTAATTGAACTGTTGAAACAATATCTAAAGTTGATAAGGTAATGTTGGCATCATAAGTTCCTGAATACCAAAAATTGTCTGCCGAGCCATTGTTTGATCTGCGCCAATTTCCAAAGAAATTCGGTTTGGTTCCAGTATTAGCGTTGTTTATTTCCAAAAATCCTGCTGGAATAGTATTAAAAGAAGAAAAATTGTCTATGTCAATACCATTTGCTGCGGTTTGATTAGTTCCACCAGTAGCACCTAAAGTAGCTAGATATTTGTAATTAGTTGCGCTTAAATTATTGAATCTAAATTTAATTACTGGGGTTCCAGGGTCATAAATTGCCCAATGTAAAATATAACGATCATAACCTGAGGCAGTCAATTGTAGGGTTGTCACATTTGCTACGCTTCCGCTACTTAATAAAGTCCAATTACTACTTGGCGCGGCGGGGGCAGCAGGTGTAGCCCATTCGGGAGCTGTTGCACCTGAATTGACTGTTAATATTTGGCCAGCAGTTCCAATAGGTAAAGCAGTATTTACATTGGCAGTTGCTGACCTATAAGCAAGTGCGCCAGTTGTAGTCTGTGGGTTTAAGTTCTTTGTCGTTGTATCGACTGAGCTTCCCAATGTGCGAATTGCAGCTGCGCCATCCTTAACTAGATCAGTATCGTTAGGGGTAGTCCAGCCGTAATTAGTAGTCGTTGCCATTTAGTCTCCTATGCCACAATTGTAGCGTCTAACCACTCCAAAGTTGGACTGATTGTATTCCAAGTCTCGACCGCTGGTACTGAGTTCCAACGGAAGGCTTGAAGGCTGAAAGCTATAGGCGATAGGTTCATAGTCAGGTCTAGGCGGTTAAGACTTGCAGTCCAAGTCCAACCCTCGACAAATCCTTGAAACTCGCCATTGGTCATATTGGCTGGCAGATTGATGATATTCAGCGGCATACCCATAAAGACATTCAGCAAGTTATCTCGGTCAGAGTTATCAATTTCTGTGTTGCCTAATGCAAAAGTTATTTGTCTTAAAGCAAATTGAGGATAAGCGCGGATTAGTAGATAGAAGGCTGCTTGATCCTGGGCATCGTTCTGATTTCGCAAAGTAGTTCTAATAGTCGTTGCCAATTGGCCATAAAGAGCTATTGAAGCTGCATCTTCATCGCTCACTTCGGCATTGCCTACGCCGTATCCAACTGTAATGGCATTTCGGACATCGCCAGCTCGCTTAACGATGGAAAGGGCTGGGCCGATGGCGTGATTGCCATCTAAATCGACATAGCCATTAGTTGAAAGATATTGGCTTCTATGTGTTGAGTCAGCATACCCAATTCTGCCCTGAGCATCTTCATATAAATACCCAAGTCCGCTGGTCGCAAATCGAGAAGCTAGGTTATAAACTGTGTCATTTAAATTGCTTTCAGAGTGCAAGTCATAATCACCCGGAGTATCTATTTCACCTAATCCGCTATTTTCAGCATCTTCCCATTGGACTGCTGCGTCGTAGTCATTCCAAGTTTCGGCTGCTGGCACTTCGTTCCATTGGTCAAATAAAACTGTGCTTAATAAAGTTTCAATTCTGTCGCCATCAAATTGATGAGCAAAGTTGCCTGTATAAACCGCTCTGGCTAAACGAGCCAATGCTCCTACTGCCACTATTTTAATTTGTTGGCTGGTGGCCGTTGATCCTGAAGTTTGGACTGTAATGCCTAAATCGGTTATAAAGCCGCCAAAAAGATTGACATAAGTGTTAGTCGAATCCTTGACTTCAATAGTTACGGCATCGTTAATTTCAAATGGGATTGATGCTTCAGCAGTTTCAATAAGTGTCAAATTGCAATAGCCAGCGATTGGCTGCGAGTAAATATCTGTGCGACCAGAGGTGATAGTCAATCCGCTTAAAGTGGCATTGGTAACTGTTGAGCCATTTACCTTAACGCGATATACAGGATTCCAAAGTGTCATAAAATCAACTGGCTACCGCCGCCGCCATTTCTAGCTTGGGTTTGATTTAAAGCTAATACAACTGCTCTGGTAAATCCTTCTTCGTCAATAGCAGATGGAGCATTGACATTGACAATGACATTTCCGCGTTCTTCTCCGCGTCTAGCTGCAGCTACATCAAAGGTTGAAGGGATGGCGTTACCGCTTGGAACTAGAGTTGAGGGAGTGCTAACTGCTGATCCCGATGGGACGCTTGGGGTGGTCGATGGCTTAGGAGCTGGGGGAAGGCTAGGGCTTGGAGCTGTTGAAATCTTTGGAAGGCTTGAACTGCTTGGAGTGCTAGGCGCTGAGAATGAAGGCTTGGAAATAGTAGCCACATTAGGAAGAAGTGGGACCGCATTGTAAGCCCGAATAAGGACATTGATTGCATCAATGGCGAAATTAACCGCGCTCTTTATTCCATTAACTACGAAGCCAATTACATCAAGGACGCCGCCAGCAACTTTGCCAATAAAGCTAAGCGCTGCGCCAAGATTGTTAATCAATACGGGAACTACAAAGTCTTTAATAAAGTTATAGAGAATAGTCAGAGAATCCTTATTTCTGGCAATTGCATCAGTAACTGGCTTTAATGCTGCATCTTTAAACTCAATGAACTTAGGGATAACTGTGTTTATAAAGTAATCCAAGAGCTTTTGTAGGGTCGGTAGCAAAGCAGCTCCTACGGATTCTTTAGCTTCATCAAAGCCCACTTTTAGTCTTGCTATTTGACCTTCAAAAGTATTGGCTTGAACTGTAGCTGCTCCACCAAAAGTTTCGGCTAATTGTTTTACAGTCCCTTCTAGTCCAAGGGTTTTAATTTCGGCAGCAGACAAGCCAACACCCAGACGCGTTAGAGAGCCTGTATTGCCTTCATAGGCTTTACCTAAAGCATTAGATACTGCCTCGACACTTTTGCCAGTAGCAGCTGAAATATCTAAGGCTAGATTTAATAAATCTTGGGATTCAGTTACTGATCCTGTGGCAACTGCTAGGCGCTGAAGCGCTGGACGCAATTGGTCATCAGCAACGCCAGTAGCCAAAGAAGTCTTAAGTATCTGCTCCTCAACCGCTGAAATCTGGGCTTGAGTTGCGCCAGTAACATTCTTAAGGGCATTGGCTAAACGAAGCTGGGCAGCCTCATCTTCAATAGCTGCTTTAACGCCATCAACGGCTAACTTGACTGCATAGGCGGCTGCTGCTGCAGCTGCTGCTGCGAAGGCGGCTGCTGCAACCTTGCCAAACTTCTCTAACTTACCGCCAAAGCCTTCAACCTCTTTAGAGCCAGTATCAAGATTTTTCTTGAGATCAGCAACATCAGCAAGAATCGAGAGCTTGAGCGTTCTACTGCCAGCCATTACTTATCCCACTCTTTCAATATCTTGGAGAATGCTTCTTGCCATTTCTTAATCAATTCAGGCTGAATCTTACGAAGGGTTGGGTAGATAAAGTAGCCAGCGTTTCCCTTACCTTTGCTGGGTGTTCTTCTGGGGAACTGACGCAAGCGATTACTTCCAAATTCATAACCTGCCCAGAGTTTTTGTGTGCTACCGCCACCAGAAAAGCGCTGACTTGCAAAGCCGTAAGAGAACTCTCCGATTTTGGAACTGGCCGAGACTTTAACGCCTGTTGCAATTCTTCT